CATACACCAACAACATTAACGCTACTGGCTCAGTGGTTGCTACAGGAATAGTCCAGTCTGGCGGTGATGCACAAGGAAAGTGCATACTTGAGTATGGACGCTTGTTCCTGAACAGAAACACACCAATCATATATCTCCAGAACGGAGACTATGTTGGCAGCTTCATGATGGCCGGAACCGAAATGCGCCTTGTCAACTTGAACGGCACATTGCGCTTGAATGCGCTCAATGTTGTTCTTCAGAACCAGACGCCAAACACAGATTCGACTTCATCCACAGATGTTGCAACAGCTGGCTGGTGCAACGGCAAGTTCGGCAAAGTGAAGACGGTCAACAACATCCAGCCTGATTCAAACGGCAACATCACCATATCTTTGCCTGAAGGCACAGTCAAGACAGTTGACCATGTTCAACCGGATGCGCAAGGCAATGTGCAAATCAATGCAATCCGCACAATCAACGGACATAACGGTGATTCGGTTGGCAACTTCAACGGCGTTGTCACAAGCATAAACGGACAGACACCTACGGACGGAGCGGTGACGCTTGAAGGCTTAGTAAAGTCGGTTGAAGGCATACAGCCAAATGAAAGCGGCAATATAGTCGGTGTAGCAACAAGCGTTGATGGCCACGCGCCGGGCGAAGGCGGAGCTGTGTCATTCGGCCTTGCAAACGGCAAATGGGTAAAGACCGACGCTGACGGCCATTTGGCAACGACAGATGAAACACCTATTGCAATTGACACCACTCAATACTCTCCAAAGACTGTCACAAAGAAGGTTGTGACAAATGTAGTGTGGAATGGCACAACACTTGTCTACAAGTCTGAAAATTGGCAGTTCGTCAAGGGCGTGCTTGTGAACGTGACAGCAAACAATGACACGGTGATAGATACACCTGTCGCATATTCGGCTACATGATTTGAGGATTGACGATGCACCATTTTGTAGTGAACACGGCGACACCAAAGAAGAAGTTCTACAAGCGGGACGGGCATCTTGTCAGGACACCAATAAAGCTGACGTTGAAGCCAGACCAACGAGCATACTACTCAGTCGCAGGCTCGTTCACGTCAGCTTCATGGCCTGAAGCAGGATTCATCGAACAGCTGACATACAGCAATGTTATCGCCATGGGTGCATCATGCATCACCACTTTGCGCTCACCACCAAACGCCAACTACCATTGGAGGAGTGTGACTACTTCACACGACCCAGAGACTGTTTGGTACCAAGGAGGCTATGCAACATCAGCACCAAACTTGAATACCGCTCTGCAAAGCTGCGAAGCATATACATAGCTTGGTGCATACCACTTCACATTGCCATCAACCCTAAAAAGCTTGACAGCCACAAACGCCAAAGTCACTTACATAAATGGCGGCGGAATACAATGCTTTCAGTCAGCTGGTGCACGGTCAGCAAACAACAGGCTGCTAAAAGGATATACATCTGAGTGGAACAGCTCGTACATGAGATTCGTCGTATGCCAAAATCTTGTGTCGCTTATGTCTTTGCTGACTTAGCCTTAGGATTCAATAGACATGCTGCAAGCCGTCGGCACACCTCGCAACATTCGTGACCTATGGGCTTTCACCGGAACAAACAGAGATGGTGCCATTCCAGTGTTCAATGAGGAAGTCAAAGAGAGCTATAGCATGGGTGCCAACACGTTAGGACATTTGAACACCAACAAAGGATGCTGGATAGTGCCATGCTATCTGCCAATATACAACAACGCCACATCCTATAGGCCTATGTATGTCAACAACAATCCCGGCTGGTGGGCATGCTTCTCTTGCTGGGGATTGACGCTTGAAGTGGAGCTTGATTGAGTAAGTATATGATGAACTATGCTTGATAATTCAAGCTGAAATGGAGAAACTAAAATGATTGGTTGTGTTGACGTTGCAATTCAGGCACAAAGCCCTAACATGCCGCTCTTCCCGATGCGTGCGTTTGTTGGCAGCCCGTCAAGCGTACGCTTGAGGAATGTTCCCAAGAAGATTGGCAAATGGAATCTTACGAATGTCTATTTTGTCGCTGCATATCCAGATGGTTCGATAAAGACCGCAAGCTGTGAACTCGTTGGGGGTGTATGGGTCGGAACGGTAGAAGGCTCTACATTGCCCGGCACTTCTGAAAATGGCTATTCGGTCATGGCCGATGGAATAGATGAACATGGCAATCCTGTTGTTGGCTATGTCCTTGGCAAAGGTTTGATTGAGATATTAGATGCTGACGGAAGCATAACGCCCGGCACGACTGTAAGCTACGTCCATTTGCTTTCAGCGGAACCATCTGCACCAAAAGATGGTGACTTATGGCCAACCGATGAGCAATACATGATTTGGCAAGATGGTGAAGCTCATGGTCTAGGTGGAATGACCTCAGCTGAAGTCTCTGCTTTCGTGACTGCAACTGAAACTGCTTACACCAAATGGCAGTGTGACCCTGACATTGAAGCTGAATATGACTATGCTAAAGTAGAAATCACATACCTTTCAGCCACAGGACATTGGGACTACAAGGCAAAAGTAAAGGATACTGGTTATGCCTTTCTTTGGGGTACTTCGACTGAGACAGGTGAAAATGCCTTGTCGCTTACATTCATGAATGAATTTGAAGAAACTGTTTGTGTAGCTACACGTACAACTTATGACATAAACTCTCTTGGCTTTGCAACCTATGATGAACTTGAATCAATCCACAATGAACTTGAATCTGGATTGTCTGCAAAACAGGATGCGCTGACACCGGCACAAATGGCCGCTGTCAACTCTGGAATAACATAGAACTTGGTGCAGAAATTCAGTGACACTCCGACCAAGATTTATGATGAGCTTTCAGTACAGTTCATCAATGGAGCCGGCGATGTCTATCAGCTATCGGACATTCTTACTGACTAGTGGCAGTTTTCTACCGTGCCGGCAAGCGCATTGACCACTACTATTGATATACACGAGTTTTATATTGAGGGCGAGGAATCGTATTCCGGATGGTGGTATGATTTGTATGTCGATGAAGAACTCTATACCGAGCGGGGTCCATACGCTGAGAAACAGACGCATTTTACCTTTGATGTAGACCATGTTGAGGCATATCAGGTCATTGCCGATAGAATCATAAATCAGACATGGACGAAGGTAGACGAGCTGGCGACTAAATCTTGGGTATTAGAACAGATTAGCTCTATGACGCAAGGATGACCATGACGGACAGCAACATCATAGACATGTTCGCCAAACGCGACGAGAAGATTGAATAGCGGTTCAACCAGATTGAATCAAAGGTAGATGAAACCAACGGCTATCTGAAAGGCGTTGTGGAATCAAACCAGAAACTGATAAAGCTTTTCACGTACAGCATAGCGGTAATCAGCTTCATAGCAATCATAGCGGTTGGCGCAATCATTGTAGGTGCGATAGGCAAAGAAGGCTTTAAGACCGTCAGGGATGCGGTGCCGAATTTGACATACTACATTCCAGCTGTAAACGACTTGGACAAATGGCAGAACAGGCATGGCGCGACATGGACTTGTTGAATCAAATACAATTCAACTTAGACAATCTCATGTTTGCCATAAAGTTTGACGTATGGGATTTGCAGCCTGATGTGCAAAACAGAATGCTAATAAAGTGTGATGAAATCTTGGCGGAGCTTAACAGAGTAAAAGAAAGTAAGAGGTAGTAAATGATAAAGTGGGCGATTAAACGTTATGTCATAAGCAAGGTAAACAGCTTGCTTGACGAATATAAAAACAATGTGGACAAAGTGAAAGACACTCTCCAGACGTGGATTGCGCGTTTAGAGAAAATCCTAGCTTGCTTCAAGTCTACGCTTGCCAAGTTGGACGACGGAAAAATAGACAGCGACGAGATAGACCAGACTGTTGCAGAGGTCGAAGAGGTCGTCAAGTCATGGTGAAGAAGCTTTTAGCAATATTCATGTTGCTGATATGTGGATGCGCTCAATTCTATAAAGAGGTAGATGGCACATCAACTATATTAGGTGTGTCTCTACCCGATGAGCAGTACATACAGATAAATGCTTTGTCTTATTTAGGCGGTTCTAAAACTACAGTGAAAGAACCAGCAATCATAAAGCATGATTATGAATGCTGGTCAACGAATTCTTATTTTGGAATCATACATACACATGAGTATCGCAAGAGCAAAATAGAAGTATGCCCTACAAATATGGTCAATGGGATTTAGGTAAAAAACCTTTAACCCAACCTTTACCGGGACATTCTTTTGAATACATATTAACTGTTCCGTCATTCCATTTTTTCTTGCCTTTAATAGCAGCTGATATTTTTGCTTTTTGTTGGCTCGTCATGGCAACGCCTTTATTTGGTGGTACAAAACCATTACGGCCTTTTATCCATCCTTCTCCGGGACATTTTTTGGCTCTAATACATTTTGTACCATTAGTCCACCATTCATATTCAGCAATACGTTGGCTTTGTTCAGATTTTCGTTGTTCAGACCATTTACGACCTTTCCAATATGTCTTATTGACTTTTGTTATTGTTTGTCGTGAACGTTCTGACTTCTCAATCTTTTGTTTTTCTGACAAATTAGCTTGATGCAATTTTGCATGTTCGCTAATGGTTAAAAAGATTAGCTCATCCGCTGGTCTGTTATAATAGAGTCCAGCCGATTTAAGTTCTTCTTTAGTGAGTTTAAGGTCAGTACCTTTTCTATGATGGCAAATATAACTCTAAGAATCATTTACTGCCTTATCATAGTTTTCTATCTTGCTTATGTCTTCGCAACAATACGCGTATGCATTATGTTCATCAATCATATCTATAATATACTTACTTGGTGCATATATAATTTGGTGCATAAAAAACATGCTCCGAAAAATACGCGAAAGATTCGCGCCGCCTTAAAAAGCCTTGTAAAACAAAGGGTTTTGCATTATACCATAATGTAGACCACATTGCAAATAAAGGGCTTCATTAAGTGCATAATTACAGTTTTTCTTAGAGTTTTTCTAGAAAAACTGATTTTTACTATAAAGGCCTGAAAAAGCCTTTATTTATCACATATTTTCCGTTTTCGCGCATTGTTAGCGATTTTTGAAAAAAATAGACGCGAAAAATACGCAAAAGATATTCGGCCTAAAATAGGCGGCTCGCGAAAGATTGATTTTTCGTTATAATTATGCCGTGTTCGGTCTTGAAGACCGTATCATATCGCTAACGATAAAAAAAGGAAAAGGAAAAGCATGGCAAGAAGCAAAGGCACAGGCACGCTGGTAAAGCGCGGTCGGTATTGGCAATGCAAGGTGATAGTAGACGGAAAGCCGCACTACAAGGCGACCGGCACGGCTTCAAAGGTAGAGGCGAAGAAAATTCTTGAAGACTTCGCGCGGCCGTTCCTGGCGGGGTCCGACGTCGAACGCCTTGAAGCGGTGGAAACGCGTCTAAGAATGAAGGAATCCCAAGCGGCCGAAGCTGAAGACGACCTTTCGAACCTACGGCTTCCGCTTGTGGTCGATAGATACTATTCGATGGCCAACGCCAAGGCAATCGGGGAAAACACGATGAACAACTACGACATGTTCCTTTCCAAGATGCTTACATGGGCCAAGAAGAACATCCCCCATGCCGAGAGGGTCAAGGATGTCGACAAGGCTTTCGTGGAAGGCTACCTCGAATGGCTCAAGCCCAATGTTTCGGCCGGCTACTACAACTGCTCGCTCGCCCTGTTCCGCAAGATATGGAACGAGTTCGGCCGTCTGTCGAAACATCGTTGCTTTTCCGAAAACCCGTGGGATGGGTACAGGTACAAGACCGCCGACCTGTCCGTCAAGCGGCCTTTGACGGCCGAAGAGGTGCAACGCGTCTTCGCCGCCGCCAAGGACCTGGATACAAGGTTGCTTTTCGCGCTGGGCCTTTACACGGGCCTCAGGCTTGGCGACTGCTCCGAGCTCAGATGGAAAGATGTGGACATGGACCGCCGTCTTGTGCGCGTCACGCCCATGAAGACGAAACGGTACGGATGCTCCGTGGTCATACCTATTCATCCCGCGTTGTGGCGCGAGCTCGACGCCAAACGCCGCGCCACGCTTCCTGGCTCCGAAGACGCGTACGTAAGTCCAGTAAACGCGAGGCGGTACGAATGCCGAGACCGCAGGCGCATAACCGAGACCTTGAAGGCGGCTGGCCTGACGACGATGGAGAACGGCCGTTCGGTAGTATCGTTCCATTCGCTTAGGCACACCTTCTGCTCGATGGCCGTTTCGGCAGGCATTCCCTTGGATGTGGTGCGTCAGATAGTCGGACATTCCACGACCAAGATGACGGAGCACTATTCGCATTCGTCCATGGAAGATTTCAGCAAGGCCGTAAACGCGATACCTGGAATAGGCGACAAGGCCGCCGCGAAGAAATCCCTCGTCGAAATAGATTCCGAAATCATCATTGCGCTAAACACCATAGGCACTACCGTAGAAAAGGCCTTGCGTGAATACGTCGGCATGAAGGCCAATACGGTAAACGTCGAAACGGCCGCATAAGGTGCCTGACGGCCTGTTCGCAACTTTCTGAAAATAGCCCGCTCCCTTTTTCTTGACATCACGCTATAATAATTAGCGTCGTCTAACCACGGTGGTCAGACGCGAAAACAAAAAGGAAAAAACGATGAGCAAGAAGAGCAACAAGAAGGCGGCCAAGGCCGCCGCGGAAACGAAGAAGGCCATGAAGCTGGAATACGAGCGCGTCGCGAGACGCGCCGCCGGGATTGAGGCCGCGAAAGAAGCCGAGAAGGCCGCGAAGAAAGACAAGGCCGCACAAGCATCCAAGCCCGAAGCAAAGCCTAGACTTACGGCCGAAGAGCGGGCCGCAAAACGCCGCGAATACGCCAAGGCCTATTACAAGGCCAACCGCGAAAAGCTCGTCGCCGCTAGCGCGAAGTCCCACGCCAAGCGGAATGCGTCGCTAAGGGCCCAATCCGATATCCTCGCCCGCGTCTACGACGTGCTTTGCGGAGTGGTTTCCGAACACGGCGCGGAATTCTTCGACGCCTTCTACAAGAAAGGCGGCGAAGCGATGATGAACGAAATCGAAAACGCGCTCAAAGGCTAAGGAAGTCCGAAGATGCCTAAGCTTGTCAAATACCGCGAAGGAATGAGCCTCATGAAAGCCATGGCCATGTACGGGCTTTCCGACAAGGAACGTTTCGAATGCGCATACCCCGAACGTCAGGAGCAACGGCCTAGCTCCACGTTCTACGCGGACTTTTCCGTGGCGGACGTGTACGGGGTCAAGGCCATACGCGATACCTACCGCCGAGCCTTCGGCGGATGGAAGACCAACCACAAGATGCTTACGGAGCTTGTGGCCGCGTTGAACCATAAGATATGGTATTGGCACGAACGAGGGGACGAAGAATACGCGAGACTCTACGACGGCCTTTGGAAAGAGGCGGACGCGTGGGGCCTTGAAAACCTTAAAGGCGAGGAACTTTCCTATTTCTTGGAAGTTCTCGACTAACGAGACGAAACAAGCCTAAAACGACGCACGGGGCCTTCCTGTCCCGTGCGTATTCTTTTATAGGCCTGGACCTGATTTCGTAAAAGGCAAATTGAAAAGAGCTCGTTAAACGGCCCAGGATTGACCCGGATTTAGGCCTAGCACTTTACGGCCCGGATTGTCCGGGCGCGATACGGGCCGTCCTGGACGCGTTCTGACTTGACCTACGCGAAAGGATATGGGATAATGGACGCCGTTAGGAGAACGAAGATGCAGCAAGAAGAGCAAGAAGAGCAAGGAACCAAGACCGTATTCATCGACCGCATAATAGAGACCGATACGGGCGAAGACATACCGACCGACAAATTCGGGGCGTTCGTCATGGAGATGATAGGCCGGTGCAAGCCAGAGGACCTTGAAGAACGCAAAGACAACCCTACGGGGATGATTGCTCACTGCAAGGACCTGGGATACGACGTCTGGTATTCGATAGGGATAGGATGACCGCCGCATGGGAAACGCGGTCGAAATATCGTTCAAAATCGTAATGTCGAAAGACATGCTGAGCGGGGACGCGTCGGACGAAGAGCTTGAATCGGCGTTCAAGGCGGCGTACGAAGACGCGTTCGCCGATTTCGGGTCCGTGTGCGCCGAAAGCGTAGAGGCGTTCTACAGGTTCCAGGAATATCCAGGTTCGTGTAGAACGGAAGACGGCATGTATTTCGCCGTAATGTCCACAGGCGGAATGCTCAGGGGCGTATCGTGTCCTGGTGCCGCGTATTTCGCGAAACGTCACGGATGCGTCGTCGAATGCGCCACGCGGAGCGAAATGTCGTTCGGGCTCTGGGACCGCGAGGTATGCGGGCCAGACGGCGAAACGTGGTTCAACGACGAGCAGAAATACGTGGACAAGACTTTCAGCGAGATAGACAAGCCTGACCTGATGGAAAAGCCTACAATCAGGGAGCTGATGGCCGAAAACATGCCGGTCTATCTTATCAAGAGGGCGGCCAGGCTGGGAAAATAGCCGCGTTCAAGTCCTAGAAAAACCCTAGAAACTTTTTTGATTATTTTTTCGGGATGCGGCATGTTTTCAACAGCTCGTCGGGTAATTATATGTGTGCGGCACGTGGTGGTGAGCATAGTTCTTATTGCTTCTCGGCTAGTTAGGGTTCAAGCCCCGAAGAGAATGACGACGCCCTGGTTTCAGACTCACCAACTGAAATCGTAAATAAGGACTAAAGACCAAAACCAGAAACAAAGAAGCAAAGCATGAAAACTAATACACAGTTTGAGCATTTTTCCAGGCAGCTGGAAAGAATAGGCGTCGAGCGGAAAAAGAATCTCGACGAAAAATGGGCCGATATATACGACTGCCAACCGGATATCGGATTCAGGCACAGGGATTTCACGGTCCAGTTCAGAAATTCAACAGAGCTTGAAAAGGCTTTAGGCCGCCAGTTCAAGAACAGACTGGCGCAGCTCGCAGGTCTTGTCGGGTATTTCGGAAGCTTCTGCCGGAACTACACTGAATCGAAAAAGATTAACATAGGACAAGGCGCTGATGCGCTGCTCACGTCTGTCAAAGAAGTAGCCGCAGGTTTCGAAGACATCTTAAAAAATAGACAATCCATCCCACCCATCACCTCAACCCCACCTTATACCCCCATAGTAATCAAAGTCGCGGGAACGGTAGATTTCGAGGACAGGCCGAGCATAGTGCCGGTACCACAGACCTCAAAAGCATTGCTTGGAATCTACCGGACAAAGTTATCAGTTCAGCGGGCCGTCCAATACGCAAGGGAGTGTGGCCTTATCCAATGCGTCAACGACAGCTACGCGTACGGCAAGAAAGGCCATATAGCCAAGAAATACGCCTGGAACAAGGTCTGCGAGCATCAGCTCCGCGAACTGATGAAGAAACACGGCATCCTGATACCGTCGGTTTCCAGGGATTCGGAGCTTCCGCCCTTCGAGAAGCCCGAAGCTTCAGAAGACGTCAACCAGCTCTATTACAAGGTCCGTCTGGGCAAGGGCATGCGGACCCCGGGCATGACCGAACAGAAAGTAAGCCAGATATTGAGCTACAAGCACCGGAACGTCCTGGAGCCGATGATGGACCGCATAGCGTTCGTAAACGAAGGCCGGACCGAGGCCGAAAAGCTTAATTTCCGTTTCAGCGTCAAGATAACGAACGGGTATAACATCAAGAACGGGTGCCGGGCGTATTCGCTTGCGGGCGGGCTTGTCAAGGAATCGAAGAAGACCGACGACGGCGAAGAGTCATTCGAGGAATACTTCAGGCGTACGCGCGGCGACGAGCCGGTAGAATACGACGTAAAAGGCAGCGTGCCCCGCATAAACAGGCTCGTCACGTCGGGCGTATGGGACGACTGGAACGTGGACCCGTATTCTGAAATGTTCCCGGGGTTCTGCTCTGACGGCGAAAAGAGGAAGATAGCCAAGGCGACTTACATGCTCTACGAGTTCGAACAGTCGGCCCTCAAAATCAAGTCGGCGGTAGCGCGCAAGTGCCCGGAATTCGTCAAGGCCGAAGGTTCCGAAGAAATCCGCCAGACCATGGAATACTGGTACGAGGGCGTCTGGAAGTGGCAGGGCGACAGCCTCGGCTCGCTGGCGTTCCTCTACGAAGACGCGGCGTACAGCGTGGTTGACGCGTCCCTGAAGAAGCTCGGGTACGACTTCATCCGCAAGTTCGACTGCTGGGTGTTCCCCAAAGGCCGCAGGCCGGCCGAAAAGGAGTTCCACGAGCTGGTGAAGAACTGCGTCATGAAATGGTACAGGACCGAATACGCGAAGGAACGCGAAGAGCTGGAAATCCTCGAATCGGCCGGCGTCAGGGAGCTCAAGCGGCATTTGTTCTAGAACAGCAAAATGGGTAAGGATATGACAAACAGAGAGTTTGCGGCATACGACGGAACGCAGGATAACGACATCCCGGATAACGACATCCCGGATAACGACGTCCCGGTAATGCCTCTGAAGAAACAGCCGCCGATGGAAAAATCCAACGGCTGGCGGAAATCCGCGCTGTCGAAGGTCGGCGCGAAAGGCGATACGCTTACGCTCAAAGACGACCTCGGTTATATACAGGTCGCGTGGAAGAAGATTAAAGAAGACACAGATACCTATAGGAACCTCGTAAGCATCTTGAAAGGCTCGGACGCCAGATGGCGTATACGCTGGTTCTCTGATTCAAACGGCGTCAGGCGCGCGGCAGAAATCCTGACGGACGAACAATATCAAAAATACACGAAAGTGGCGTGGCAGAACAAGAAGCTTTACCGCGAAGGCTTCAGAACCGCCAACCAGTTTCTGTCCTGAACGCGCCAGAACGCGTCCAGATTGGTCCGTGTCGCGGTTTAAGGCTTAGCCTAGTCGGTCTAGTCTGTTTCGGTTCGGCGCGTTCTGGGCGCGTTCTGGGCGCGTTCTGGCTTAAGTCCGTTTGGGCGGGTCGAAATCCCCGACCTTTCTTACGAACGCGTCCCCGTGCCGGAACATGTCAGTAAGCTCGTCGAGAGACCCTGCTATACGTTCCAGCTTTTCGGCCGTTTCGTCGCCGCCTTGCTGTTCTATCTGGGCGCGGATGTCTTCTATGTCGGACCGCATCAGTTCGGCCGCACGCGCTATTTCGTTGGCTTTCGCTTCGGTTCCGTCGGCCTTCTTCGCTGCGCCGTCGGCTTCGGCCGCGGCCGCGTATGCTACACCTGCCGCCGAATGCGCGACCGCCAGCGAGCGTCTTGCGATATCCTACGCTTTCGCCGATTCGTCGGCGGCGTCGTCCGCATGCTATGCCGCCGTATCGGCGGCCTATGCGGCTTCACGGGTTTCCTATACTGCCTGGCCGGCCTGTTTTACCGCCGCAGCGGCTTCCTTTGACGCGCGTTCCGTTTCGGCTTTGGCTTCCGCGGCTTTTTCTTCCGCCCATTTTGCGCGCGTCGCCGCCCAAAGCGCCCTGTTCAATATCTCTTCGTCCATCGTATATCTGTTTCCCGATACCTGTCTTTTACGTTCGAATTCGTCTATGGCCGCCCTAAACTCTTCCCGTCTTACGGCCGGCGGCCTGCGCGCATAGTCGGCGCATCTGGCCGAATATACGACAGGCGTTCCGCCTATGCGCGTCCATACGCGTCTTCCGTCATAGCCGCGCGCCGCGTCTATGCGCGCGCGGTTGATGCCGGCCAGCTGCTCGTTTACGGATTGCGGACGTCCGTACCGGCCTTTCCTTATCTGCTGCGTTCTGTATAAATCCATCCCCATGTTAGCGATACTTACCCGCGGAATAGCGTCGAAACGATATATTATATACGCCGGCTCCACGGCCCTGGAAATTTTTTTCGATTTTTTTTCCGGAAAGGCCTAGGTTTCGCGTTCCGCCGGGATAAATAAGAAATGTGCGGCGCATGGAGCGCCGCGGCGAAAAGGAGAAACAAATGAAAAACTCATTGAAAGAAAAAGTGACGTACGCGGATATGGAACTGGCCGTGGCCAAATGGTTCATGGAAGGCGCGCTCCCCGCGTCGATTTACGACCGCATGAAGGAGACGCTGCCGCTAGCCTTCAGGATAGCGGTTTCCGAATACCTTACGGCGAAGACCGAAACCGTATGCGGGAAGGAGGCCTGAAATGGAAGCAGCAGACTATATCGTTTTTGCGGCGACGCTTGGGGCAATGGCCTCTGCTCTGCTTATATGCTGGCTGACTACACGGAACCTGAAAGACCCGACCGAAGGGGGTGCGGAATGAAGAAGCAATGGACGAGGGCCGAAGATGTCGCGGTCGAACAGGCCGCTTGCGAAAGGCTTGAATAGCGTTTTCGCGCGAAGGGAATCCGGTTCGAGAAGGTGACGGACAGGCAAAGGCAGTTCCGCGGCGTGGATTACGTAATATGGACGAAGAACGGCCGGGCCGTCAACGTAGACGTAAAGGCGAAGTTCCACGACCTACAGGACGGAAAGGATTTCCCCAACACGTTCAGTTTCGAGCTGGACCGTACTTGCCGCGACGGCGAAAGGCGCGTCGGGTGGTTCGCGGACCCGCGCTCGCTTACGGAGCTGTATATCTATTAGTACCCTAAATTCGTGAACGCCTACGACCTTGAGGACGGAATCAGGCCCGACATGGTATGTTAGATGTTCGCCAAGTCCGAAATCGTGAAGCTGGTTGGCGGGAAACAGGCGCTGCCCTACTTGGTGCAGGAATCCTACGAGATGTACCTGCGCGGCGAATCTCGGAGGCAGAAAGACGGATTCGCGCTTTACCGCACGCCCGAATACAAATGCGGCGGGACGGAACCGGTGAACGTTCTCATAGCGCCCGAAGAGATAAAGGCGACCGCGGGGTACAGGGAATTCTACTGCTGAAAGGAAAAACATGAGAACGAAGAAACAGCCTTATCTTACGTCATAGCAGCTCTCCGAAGAGCTGGAGAAAAGTCAATAGGCCGGACGGCCGACAGAGCGTGTGTGCCTGTACTTCAGGCTGATAGCGCAGCATCTTATCGGAGATTCGCGGTACCGCAACTATTCGAAGGACCTGCACGAAGACATGGTTTCGGCGGCGCTGGAGAAATGCGTAAAGAACATAAAGAACTACAATGCCGAATACGCGGACAGATGCTTCAATTATTATACGCGCTGCTGCGAGCATGCGATATGGACGGTCTTGAAGAAACATTACAGGCAGATGAACATACGGCGGGAACTGGCTCTTGCCTTCGCGGACAGGCTGGAACGTTCCAGCCCTGAAGCGGCCAGTCGCATACGCGAAAACCAGATTGAGATAGAACACACCAAAGACAAAATCACTTACAAGAAAGGGAAATGAAAAGTCCGGGCGGCGAACACGAAAGGGAAAGGAAAAAAACCGCGCCGGCCCGGACGAACATATACTTACGCGTCTGGCGTGTAAGTAGAAACCGGAAAGGAAAAAAAGACATGACAGAACAAGAATTCATCGACCTGGTAAAAACGGTAAACGAACACGCGGCCATATTCAAAATCAAGCACGGCATGCTTATTGCCGAATGCAGGACGGACGACGGCAAACATCTGGTAAGGGTGTGGACCAACATATAGGAGGAACGCTAATATGTCATTCGCATCAGGATTTGCTACGGGGCTTGCGACAGCGTAGGTTTTAGACAGATTGAACGCGTCTACGTATTCATCTGAACAGCCTTATTACACGTATCGCGGCAATACTGCATATCAGCTGTCACCGGGATTCGACCCGGCTGATACGTTCGAGAAGCATGAAGCCGTATATTAGCAGCTCAAGGCCGCGGGTATGCTGCCGCCGGAACCGACGCCTAAGAAGTCTTTTTGGCATTGGCTTTTCGGATAAACGAACCGGATGGTTAAGGCATGAGCGAAAGCATAGGCAGCGAGTCCGCGATGAGAATTATTTATGAAGCTGTCGGCCTGGATTGGTCTAGCGATGTTTCCTAGAAAAGTTTCTAGGAATTAGAGCCCCCCTTTTCTGGGGAATCCTAGCGGGGGACTTCTCTCAATAAGCCGAAGTGATTCCCAGGAATTTTATAACCAGTTAACCGATTGATGAAAAACGCTGAAAAAACAAGCAAAAAAGGCCAAAGGATTTTCGCCGACCACGTCCTGACCAACCTGGAGAAACAGCACAGGTTCCTCGACGCCCACGCGTCTATCGACGAAAAGCTGGACCAGGCTTTCGCGGAAATCGACTGGAAGCGGCGGAACAAGGCCGAAAAGTCGATAGTCGAATGGATATAGACATACTGCGTGGGGCTGCTCCTGGACGATGCGCCGCCGCCCAAGGGAAAGCGGGTGCTGGAACAGATGCACGCGGCCGTGACGTCGCACAGCAACTATCTGATTTGCATGCCGCGCGGTTCAGGCAAAAGCTCATACGTCGAATGCGTCACGCTGCACGCCCTGGCGACAGGCGTACAGAAGTTCGTCGTAATAATATCGAACAACGCCAGAGCCGCGACCGGGCTGCTGTCGGACCTGTGGCGCGCCATATCGGAACCGGATACCCCTTTCGCCCAGGACTACCCGGCCGTATGCTTTCCGTTCCAGGTCTGCAAGGGCTCGTTCCGGCGGCGCCAGCTCTACAAAGGACAGTCTACGGAAATCCAGAAGACGGCCAACAACATAGTCCTGGCCAGGCTGAAGGATGATGCAGGGAACGAGCTGCCGTCGTCCGGTTCGGTCGTCACAGTACGCGGCATATCCGGCGGCATCCGCGGCATGAAGCACGGCAAGATGCGTCCGACCTGCGTTCTGCTCGACGACCTCCAGACGACGGAGACGGCCGAGAATCCCGAACAGGTGGAAAAGCTGATGTCGCTGATACGCAAGGACGTAATGAACCTTGGCGGCAAGGAACGTCTTTCGATATTGCAGACCGCGACGCCCATACAGCCCGACGACCTGGTGGAGAAGCTGAAGAACGACATAAACTGGAAGACTACGATATTCAAGGCCGTCGACACGTTCCCGAAAGACCTCAAATCCAAGGATTCGCTGTGGGCGCAGTATTTCAAACTGTTCGATGCCGAATCAATCACAGGACAGGGACACGCCGAAAGCCTGGAATTCTACCGCAAGCGCAGGGCTTAGATGGACGAAGGCGCGGAGGTTTTCAACCCGTACAGGTTCTCGGAAAAAGACGGCCACATATCGGCCATACAGAAACTGCTCGAGATACAGCACGTCATAGGCAACGCCGCCTTCCAGTCTGAATACCAGATGTCGCCGGTGAAGAACACCTACAGCATTGACATATCGCCGAACAGGGTTCTTTCCAAGATTTCCGAGCACAGGGAATGCGAGATACCCGACGGCTACCTGTTTACGGCAGGGGCGATAGACCTTAACGTAAGCTACGCAGCGTCCGCCGCGCTTATCGCCTTCAAGCCAGACACGACGGCTTAGGTCGTATGGCACCAGACGTTTCCGGTAAACATCGACCAGAAGCTGCCCGACGCGGCCTATAACGCGCAGGTCCACGGCTTGCTGACGCAAGTATGCTCCGCGATGAAAAGCCTCGGCGTCAAGATAGACGGCCTAGCGATAGACGCCGGCGGCCGGAACTGGGACGCCGTATGCGGTTTCGCCAAGGTCTCCATGCGTACGGTAGGTCTCCCGGCGTGCGCCTTCGCCGGACGTTCCAGCAACATGTTCAACCCATACGTCCGTTCCAGACTCCGTGACGCCATAGGCCGCACGGTCCTGTGCGGCGACGCGCGCGAGCACGTCAAGTCCGGCGCCGGGTTCAAATACGTATTCTTTGACGCTGACTTCTACAAGGAAACCGTGCAGAAGGCGCTGCTCTGTCCGGTCGGGGCGACAGGTTCGTGCGGCCTGTATTTCGGCGATATTGAAGAGCACAGGGATTTCGCCATACAGGTATGCAACGAGAAGCTGCGGTTCGTGCAGCATAGGGCCGGCAGGGACGTATATAATTGGGCGACGAAGGAACCCCATGACTACCTTGACTGCATGAGCATGTGCTACGCGGTGGCGGCGAGCCAGGGCATATCCGGCGCGTAGACCGTTCCGGCCTAGGCTGTACAGGGTTCCGGCGTCCGCCGCAAAGCCAAGATACGGTTGGTGTAAGTAAATTCTAGGATTTGGGCGTAAGTATATCAGAATACTATGACTACGGTGCAGAAAAGAAAAATCCTTGAACGGATTTAGGTTGTTGAAACCGATATAGAAGAGCTGAAGCGTTGCAGGGCTGAAATAGCCAAGACGGGCTATGCGTCGGCTACGATGAGCTCAGGCGGCGGGTCTAAGAGCTATACGCGGCTGGACCTGTCGAAGATAACCGAAGCCATTTCGGCGCTTACGAGCGAGCTGAAGAAACTTCGTTCGACGCTAAGCAATGTCGGTCAGCAGTCGTTGTGGAAAAACGTTCTGGTAGTCTACGACATGTGAGGTCTGATAAGATGCTTTGGTTCGGAAAGAAAAAATCGCCAGAATGGAAAGATTTAAGCGACGGGCAGAAGAGGCTCGTCGCCGGCAGGATAGCGAAAAGCGTAAAGGCGTAGTGGTTCGGACCGAGATACAAGTTGGTTTCCGGGACCGACATACTTCAGCGCGAGCGCGGCATGGTCGAATACCGCGACGAAGACGAGATACTTAACGCCTACGGCCGCGGCCAGATGCTGGACCTGGCGAGAAACGCCACGCGCAACTCTTCGACGTTCAACGGAATTCTTAAGCAGTTCGACCTTAACGCCGTCGGCACCAAGGGCGGCAAGGCGATATTCGACTTCGCCGGCGGTCCTGAAATAAAGGCGCGTTTCGCCAAGTGGACGCGCGACGCCGATTTCTTCGACGGGCTTTCGTTCAATACGCTGCTGAAACTGATACTGAAGACGTACATACTCGGCGGCGACATGGTTCTCATGTTCGACGACGGGCTTATAGAGGATTCTGGAAAGCTGGTGGTATATGAACCTGACGAAATCGGAAACACTACTCCTGAAGCTTTGGCAAGCCATTACGGAAATCGCGCTCGTCAGTCGCTTGGACGGGTCTACAATAGCAATGGTCGTTTCATTGGCGCTATCGTGAGCCGCAGCCAGCGCGGAGCGGCGATATTCGACCCGAAGCAGTCGTATTTCCTGAGGCGCGACCCCGACGCCTCCATGTTCGATTCGTTCTGGATGATGCCGCGCAACGTGTTCCGCGTGGCGCAGGGCCGCGGCGTTTCGCCTTTGGCGACGTCGCTGGCGACCATCCTCGACCTTGAAGCGCTTTGCGGGTTCGAGCTTGCCGCCGCCAAAAAGAATTCCCAGACGCTTGCCCAGGTCCTCCAGGATTCAAACGCGTCGAACGAAGAAGCCGCGTTGCCTTCGGCGTTCGATTAGGATACCGACTTTTCGGCCATGACCGACGAGCAGATAGAGTAGGCGGCCAAAGACGAATCCGGAGAAGACACCCGTACCATGACGCTCGACCGCGTTAACGCCGCCGGCTGCATCTACCAGGTGATGCCAGAAAACTACAAGATGGAACTGCTTGACACCAAGCATCCCAACCAGAACATGCCGGAATTCATAAACTGGCTGGCGACTAAAAGCGCCGCGCCGTTCGGGCTTTCCGAGCAGTTCTCTACGTTCATGCCGAACGGCGCGGATTTCAGGGCCAACCAGCTTTTCAGCGCGCGGACTTTCGACGAGGCGCAGAAGTTCCTGGAACAGATATGCGACTGGACGCTTTACAGGTGGTCCGTATGGGCCCAGAAGAAAGGCGTCATAGCCATGTCGCCTGAATCGTTCATAGACAACGTAGGCTGGTCGTGGCCGACGATAGACGAAATTGACGAGAATTCCCATCAGGACGCGGTAGGCAAAAAGCTGCGCAACCTTACAGGGTCCTACGCCGACGAGCTCGGTTCCGACTGGAAAGAGAAGCTTGCCGCGATAAAGGACGAAATCGACTGGTTCAAGCAGAACAACCTTCCGCATCCGGCATTCGGCATGATTTCAGGCGGAGAGCGTACAGGCGTAGACACCACTTCAGACGGCGAAACAATCTAACAAGGAAATAAAATAAATGAAAATCTATAAACTGAACATCGACACAAGCAAGCCTGTAAACCAGGTTATGCAGATGCAGCAGAACACGACGGGCGTATTGAGCGTCGCCATATCGAACAACGGGCAGTATATACGCAACCTGTCGTGTTCGATGTATGACGGAAGCAGCGAGATTTCGGCCATATCCGAAGGCGACAATTCTTTCGGTTTCAAGGTAGACGTCGGCGCGGAGCCGAAGCATGTCAAGGCGGTAGCCAAGTCCACACCGATAGAAAGCATCAAAGAGTATATCGCGTCGTACACGCCTGGAACCCGTCCTATCAATAAATTCGTCAAGCGTATAGTAATTCCTGCTGGCACATACCGTCAGGACGAATTCGAATCGCTAAAGCAGTTCGGGTCTTACAGCGGTATGTTGGTTATTCTCATACCGGCGACTAATAATGAAGGGAAGGCAAACTTTGACAGAATATCAATCAATCTTTTCAACCCGCAACAGCAACTCTGGTTTGGCAAGTTAGAAAATAACGAAATTAAATGGCTTTCACCGGACGAGCCTTTGGTTGTGACCGAAGAAGTCGCATTTGGTGGTCTCACAGCTGTTAAAACAACCAATGCTAACACGATAGTAATTTCGTCCGATACGTATCCGGCAATCGGCTACTACACCGACTATCAGATGGACACTTTGGTAAAACCTTCTGTAAATGCTTATTACGAGGGCGAATATACAGAACCGCTTAAAGAGGTTGAGGTCGACGGCGTGAAGTTCGTTCCTACGACTTTATCTGTTGACGGCGTTGAATATAAGGTACTTGCCGAAGCCCAGGCATAAATAACCGAAGGCGCGTAAGTAATACTACTATGAAAACTTTTCTCATAGCTGGTTCGATTGTCGATACGGACGCGGACAGGGAGACGTTCGAAGACGTCACCCCTGTCCAGATAAACGCGTTCCTGAACAAGCTTGAACCGAACGAAGAAGTTGTGTTTGAAATCACATCGTACGGCGGGTCCGTTTCGGCAGGAATAGCTATCTGCAACTTGATAAAGAAAGCGTCTGCTGAAGGCCACAAGACGACGGCGCACGTTATCGGGATAGCCGCTTCCATGGCGAGCGCCATAGCCTGCGCGTGCGACTAGCTGAAGATTGACGCCAACGCGTTCCTCATGGTCCACAACCCCTGGACCATAACGATGGGCAACGCCAACGACATACGCAAAGAGGCTGAAGTTCTCGACCAGTACAGGGACGCGCTTCTCGCAATCTACCGCACCAAGTTCGACGCCGGCGACGAAACTCTGAAGGCGATGCTTGACGCGGAGACCTGGATTATCGGCGACGCCGCTTCATTCTTCAACCTCAAAGCCGAAGTGATACCGACGGCCGAACCGCTGAAAATCGCGGCGTCGTTGAAAATGCCGAAGTTCATGCACACGCCAAAAGCTCTTAAGGAAATAATCATGGAAAAAGAAGCAGAGATGAAGAAAGCCGACGCGGAGCAGCCCGTCGAAGAAAAGGCTGACGAGACGCCGGTCGAGACCGTCGTTGAAGAGCCTAAAGAGGAACCGAAGGCCGAAGAGCCTAAAGCCGAGAACATCGACGACATGGTTCCGAAGGCCGAGGCCGACAAGCGCGTAAGCGGCATGCAGTCCGCGATGGCCAAGCAGATGGACGCGCTGAAGAAAGACTACGAGGCCAAGATACAGGATTTTGAAGTTCAGATTAAGGCTAAAGACGAGGAACTGACGAAGGCTAAAGCCGAAGTCACCAGCCTCGTAGAGAACCTTGAAAAGTCCAAGAAGGAATTGTCCGAAATGACATCCGCCTTCAAGGAGAAAGCAGACGCGCTTGATGCTCTGAACGCCAGCGTAAACACGCCGAAAGAGACGACCGACTGGAAGTCCCTCAAAGGCAAAGAGTTCTTCGACTGGTACGCGAAGAACAAACACTAATCATAAACAACAATAAAGAAAGAGAAAACAAAAAATGGCATTTTCTGACCTTGCACTTAAGGCCGCTTCCGAGTCTGCGGTAATGGCGGCTCATAAAAACCTCGCTAAGCTGAACCTGTTCGCGAAGAACTTCAGCGAGCTCCAGGGCGTTCCCGGCAAATCCATAGCCGTTCCGGTGTACAACCTGAGCGCGGCTGCGGCTTTCGACGCGGCGAATAACAACTACGGCACCGGCGCCAACGAAATCGGCGGCGAGCTGATTACGCTCGACCAGCATCTCGTGAAGTCGGTTTCCATAACGGACGTGGAAGAGGCCGAGACCGGCATCCGCTGGGCGGCCGATACGTCCTACGCCCTCGCCGATATGCTGACGCGCGGTGTCAACGATTACGTGTTCAGGCTCATCAACGCGACGAACGTGACGCTTAGCGCCGATACGCCGACCTCCAAGGCGACCGTCGCCGGCCTGTACGCTATCGCCGAGGACAACGACATCCCTGTCGACCGCTCCATCGTGGCGCTCAAGCCGACGCAGTTCGCGTCCGTCCTCTCGTGCCTGGACTTCAACGTGTACGGCGGAACGGAAGCTATCCGTCTCGGCGTCATCGAAGGCCTGTACGGGTTCAAGGGATTCGTCTGCGCTCCGAACCTGCCTGACGGCGTGAACGGCGCCATCATCTGCGACAGCGCGGTGGGCGTTGCTTCCCGTTATCTGTTCCCCGGCACCGAGGGCGCGTATCCCGAAGCCTGGTCCGCCACTGACGAAACCAACGGGTTCACCATCGGCTATCGCCGGTTCATGGACCTCGCGGCCGGTTCCAACAAGTTCGCGGCCGATGTGCTGTTCGGCGCGAAGCTGCTCCAGCCGTCGAAGATTGTCCGCCTGGTGTAATCCAGGCGGCGTCAAAGCCGGACACAAGAAAAGGTCTCTGTTTAGGCAGAGACCTTTTCGTTGTAAGTATATACGATGAAATCTCCATGGACAGATGTTGACGGCGCGTTCTGCGTAATGTATGACGAGCCTGTAGTCATAAGCGGAAAACGCGCGGACAGGCGGTTCAGCCAGACCATCGACGCGGCCGTTTTCGCGTCTTCCACAGGCGACGCTTTGGCAGACGGCATGATGGATTCCGACCGCGAAGACATATATATCGTCTGTAGGCGGCAGGACTACGCTTTCGTCCAGTCTTTACAGCGCGGGGATACGGTCAGCAGGACCGCGTTCAATGGGCTGTCGTACAAGGTTCAGGACGTCAGGCGCGACATGCTTATGGGCTGGCTTATCGCCGCAAGGAGTGTTTGATGGCCTCAATTCAGATACACGCGTCATGGTCAGGCAAGACGTTGCAGGCGTTCGCGAAAGTCCTTCAGGAACGCATGAAATGGATGAACGAAACTGCGCGAGACAGCATAGCCGCCTGCGCTATACAGGTTCTGCGTTCAATCCGTTCCGTCACTAAAGTAGCTAAGTTGTCGTCAATAAAAGTCGAAGTGAAGTGCGACAACACGTTATATCCGTCTGTGACAAGCCATAGCGCCAAGAAGACTGTCTGCATAAGGACTAAAGGCTCCAACCAGAGATATTACGGCGAAGAGCGGCTGGCGAGATGCGACGGCGATATCGACTTCAAGACGTGGAAAGTGTACAGGTTTCTTGACAAGCTTAGCTCTAAGCAGACAACATATCTCATTATCGCTCCGTCACAAAGTGCCGCTAAATCTAAAGCCAAGAGCATAGTGCGCAGACGGCAGATAAGATACGCGGGGCTCGCAAAAAGGGCTTTGAGCGTCCTGATGATGAAGACCGTCACGAAGTCCGTCAGCGACAACGTTCCGGCGCGCGTGACAGAAAAAGCTAAAGAGTTGACGTCGCATAGAGAGGTTATTGCCAAATCCAGCGACGGTTCCGGCGGTAAGTATGCTTTGATACTGGACGACGACCTGCTGTACGCGCTGAAAGCGATTAAAGGCGGCAGGCAGCAGGTAGACGTGCAGATGAAAAAAGCGATGAACAAGATTGTTTCGACGATAAACATGAAACTCAAGAAGAACGGCGGCGCGTTCGGTCCGCAGAAGCTGGAAGTGCCGTTTCCGGAGGTCAGGCAGAGAAGATGACGGAACAGAAGATAGAGCAGATTGTCTTGGACAAGTTCGACGCCGCTTTTCAGAACGCCGGCATAGACTGCATACAGCTTGTAGGTGCATGGCAGCCGTCTGAAGAGGGATACGACAAAGCGCTTGAAGACGGCGCCAAGACGGGCGTTCTCGCCGTGAAGGTCTATCCTAGAATATACGATACGCCGACGATACCGGACGGACAGCTCCAGGTAGACGTGGCCTTGACGATGAGGGCCGAGGTAGACAGCGCCGGAACCGGCTATCTCGCCGTCACTCAGGTAGTTTCAGATGTTCTGCATGCGTGGCAGAAGTCGTATACGGGCTACGCGGAAGATTTCAGGATACAAGACGAGTTCGAACCGACTGGATTCAACCTCGAAAGCGGGGACGTCGGGCTGGATAAAGAGAACTGCGTCTGGCAGTATTCCCATTCGTTCATTCTCAGAGGAATAATCACTTAACACTAACAAGATGAGGTAAAGCAAATGTCATTTGCAGCTAAAATAGATTACGTAGGTCTCGCCCGTACGGGCCTGGCCCTCCGCAGCAACGGACAGAACGCGAGCAACAGCGTTCTCGAGATACCAGGCGCCGACGGCAGCATCATAGGCGACGAGATAACCGGGCACGTCAAAAACCCGACTTGCGAATACGCAATCACCGGATAGGCCGTCATGAGCGACATAGCGCTCGGCAAGGTGCACGGCTCTGGAACCACGCCTTACGCTTTGTCAAGACTGCACTACAGCACGGGCGCGGGACAGGAGCCGACCGTGGACGCCGACGCCGTGCAGATTGAAGCAGGCGCAGCCCGCTCCGTGTGCATCTACGCCGTGGACGTGCACACTCTTACGCCGGCGAGGCACGCGCTGACGTTCGGCGCGTTCACCTACACGGAATCGGCCGCGCTCGCGCTTCAGTCTTCGGAATTCGAGGCGACCTGCGAGCTTTCGCCTACCACTATAAACAACGACCCTGTAGCTTCCGACGCTACGGCCGGACGCGAAACCGTGACAGTCACGTTCTGGAGCGCGTCTGAGACGCAGGAGCCCGCCGTCACGGTCGAAAGCAGCTGGCATGTCACATCTGACTGGACTTGCACGGGCGCCGACGCTTCCATGTTCGTGTGGACCGCGACGTTCACCAAGTATCTGGCAGCTTCACAGGAATCTTAATGTTCAGCGAGTTGGCAAAGAATGACTTGATATCTCTTCGCCAATAGGGATTCCAACCAACTGACGAAGAGATAATCAAGTTGAACGACCTTGCCATGAAGATTGAACATGGCAAGGACACGACTGCTGTAAATGCCCCGCGAACGGCATTTGCTGGAAACATAATTTTACATGAGCCAACGATAGGGGCTTTAAGATGGTGGTTCAATTATGGCAAGGATTCTGCGTAGAGCGACAAGGGGCAGATGAACACGCAGTTTTTCATGTTGGCTCATGCTCGTAAATTGGATTACTTGAACACCTTGGAAAACGATTAGGATATACGCAATGCTGTTGATGAGTGGATGAAGGGAGTACAAGCCACAGAGGGGGAACTGTGGCGTGCGTTGCTTTATGTGAAGGATGCATATTCAACTTTTGGCAACGAAGAAGAAAGCAACACAAGCAAAGACGAAGACGATGACGAATTATTGGATAAATTATGGATGAATGTCATTGCTTGTGCTGGCGCGTTGTCAGTAGTTCCAAAAGACTTGATGACCGTGACCCAAAGTGAATTGGTTGCATTGTTGGTTCATGCCAATCTTCATGCGAGAATGCCAATGAAGAAATCCGTTGCTAAGTTGTATATCGCGTATAAGAAATTGTTGAGGGAAATCGAAGATAGAGGCAAGAAAGAAAATGGCTGACAATAAATTGAGATTGGCTATTGTCACAAGCCTTGACAACAGCGGCATTAAGGCTACGAAACAGCAGATTGATTCATTGGAGCAATCAGTCTCAAAGTTGAACTCCAGCACTAATGGTGGAGGCTCTGGTGGTTCAAATGGTGGCATATTCGGACAGATGAGCGGTCAAGCTGGGGGTCTTGCCAAAAGAGCCTTGGGTGTGATTGGCATATTGAAAATCCTTGGCAGTTTGACAAATGAGGTGATGAAGAAAGCCACGGTGGATGGAAAGGGTTGGGGCGAGGCATTCACTGAAGGTGCAAAATCGTTCATGGTCAATTCAAGTTTTGCCATAGGCAAGATGGTTGGACTTGATTTTCAGGCGATGTTGGATGAAGCGACCAGCAAGATGAAAGAAAATGTGGATAAGTTGGCTAAGGGAATATAGAAGTGGTACAACAATTGGCAGGCAGAAGAAAACAAGTTGTTATAGAGCAAGATAAAGTCCCACGAAATCACGATGCGGTCGTTGGAACAACAGACGCAGTTGTACAAGAAACAACTTGATATTGTCAATAAGATGCGTGGTTCCACCGAATCGTCTGAACAACTTTTCTATGAACATCAAAAGCAGTCAGCATTGGAGACCTTGAGAAGTGAAGGCGGTTCAGCAGAATAGCTTGAACAGTTGTCAAAAGCTTGGGATATGCGAATCAATCAGGAAATGGAGGAATCCAAGATAAGGCAGATATAGAACGACAGAGCGCAATTTGAACTTGGTGTTGAACACACACAGAACAAGATAAATGAAAATAAACGAGCCATAAAAGAGCAATGGGATTTACAGAAGAAATACCAAGGGTATCTCGATAACGCAAGGGCGATTCCAATAGCAGAAAGAAGCGACCTCACTAAACAGACCATACGCGACTACAAGCAAAGGATTGCTGATTCCCAACAATTGGTCTTGGATTTGCGCCGCGAGAACAGAGGCATGTTGAACACAATATCCCCTGAAATGTTGGAGTATCAAAGACAGTTTTATGACCAAGAAGAATAGAGGTTAAGGTCTTCTGCTTCATTATCAACGCGCAAAATGTTATATGACTATGAAAACTTCACATCCAACATGGAAGCGCAACCATTGAATCTATTGCCAGAAAACTATGGTTCAGAAATGGCGAACAAGGTGGAAAAGAATTATTGGGCATTGGCTGACATCGTGAAGAATACAGATGGGCTTCCATCTTTAGGAGAAAAAATTGATAGCCTTCTACAGTTGAAATGACGAGGTGATTTTATGTACGCGAACACGACAAACGGATACAGGCCGCACGTAAGCGTGCAGAAGGATTCCAAGGTCCTTCAGGCCATGAACATAAACGGGAACTACTGTCGTCTTATCCAGTCGACTACGACCACTACGGAAGAATGGTTCGGGCTGAGCTACGACGACGCCCAATCCGTATGCGTAGCGTCGGAAACTTCCGTGTTGAACGGCCAGACGAGAAACTATCTCGGTGGCGCGCGCATATCGGTTTCTTCGGGCGGGGCGTCTTCGTGGGCTACGATAGAAGGATGCTGGGGAACGAGAGTCGTCTCTCAGCTTCAGCGGATGGGCGACACGAACCTCTATCATGTTAGCAGGACTACTGATGCGCTTGACGTGACGAACAACGGCGGAACGATGGAAAAGCTATGAATTGGGACACGATACAGTACATATTCCAGATTCCCCTGAACTGGTACAAGGCCATCCACAACAAAGTCTTCAAGGCCTACGGCACCAACTTCATCAAAGTCAGGGACGGCGACGACGGCGCAATGCAGATTGACGTCGACGAAGACGCCTTTACAGAAGCCGTGACGCGTATAGCGGGAAGCGATAGCATAACGGTAGACGGGGTATCACCAGACCCTAACGGAAACATACAGCTCAATGCTGTAAAGTCAGTAGATGGACTGGCTCCAGACGCGCAAGGAAACGTAGAGCTTACCGGATTCGTCAAGACCGTCGACAACGTGCAGCCAGATGCAAATGGGAATGTAGATGTTGAAGCCGTCAAGACAATAAATGGTGAATCACCAGATGCAGACGGAAACATCGAGATTGAGCTTTCAGGAACAGTTTCAACCGTAGATGGCATCGAACCTGACCTGAACGGCAACGTGGAGCTTACTGGTGTTGTACGCTCGGTCAATCTCCTTGCGCCTAACCAAGCAGGCAATGTCCATCTTGACTTCATCAAATCCATAAACAACAGAAGTCCAGATTGGCCTTCTACAAACTTGACTGGTGTTGTGTTTTCTGTCAATAATAAATCACCTGACCCAAATGGAAATGTGACACTTGACATTGAAACCGGAACAGTGAAGGCAGTAAATGACATAGGGCCTGACCCAAATGGAAATGTGACACTTGACACAGGTGTGATGACAATCAACAACATAGCTCCTGTTGACGGCAACTATCAGCTTCCAAACTTTGTCCGCACCGTCAACGACATAGCTCCTGACCCTAATGGCAACATTGTCATTGAGCTTTCAGGTGACTACACAACTGAAGAGGATGTGCGCACGATAGTAGACAGCTATAGCTTCGTAGACACTCCATAGCTGACATCTACTTTACAGCAGTACGAATCAAAGAGTGAGCTGATTGATGATTTGACTGACTATGTATAGCGTGATGAGCTTGATTACTATGTCAAATCAGTTGACAGCCATTTTCCAGATGCGAACGGAAATGTGTCATTCGGCCTTGCAAACGGCAAATGGGTGAAGACTGACGCTAATGGCCATTTGGCAACATCTGATGAAAATCCAGTTGTAGTCAATTCGGCCAACAAAGGCTATCTTTACGCCAACAACGGGACAGTGGCGTTCAAAAATGAAGAATATGTAGACTTGACTTCAAACCAGACAATATCTGGCAAAAAGACTTTTACCACAGATGTAGCAATACACAATGACGGTTCATTGCTTGTGACTGATTCTAATGGAGGTACCAGCATTTCAAATGGTGGTGTGACAATAAAAACTACAACGCCATTCATCGTTTTTTCTACGCCCGGAACTGCTGCAAATGATGCTTCATTGTTTTTGGATTCAACTATGGGGAACAAGATAGTATTCATAAGTCCTCATGGTGTGGTCTTGCACACTCTTGCCAATCAAGCTCTCTTGATGAACCAGCCTACAGACACACTGTCAACATCACTTGCTATAGCGACTTGCGGATATGTATAGAGCAATGCTTTGACGTTATCAAGCGATTAGACGATAACTGGCCAGAAGACTTTCAAAAAGGAACTGCGCGTTGGATTTGATGGTTTGCGCGATGTGGACTCCCGCACAAGAGAGATTCAAGGTCTAAGGTTCAGAGACTCCAACAGCGCAATCGTTGGTTAGCTTGAATGCGAGCTTGGTGCAGATGGAACTAATGTCTTGCGTGACCAGGTACAGAAGATTGTTGGCGGCACGATGAGCGTGGCCGGCATTTCACGCCACGTCACACCGGTCGGCAACATCCATACAATCATCGGATACAATGCCGTACGCCACAACTTCATAGGTGACAGCCGCATTGAGATGTACTGCCTGCAGAGTGGGCCTAAGTTGGAGTTTCGGCCGAAAGACGGCAGCACGAACGGCGGAATCATCGAGTTCAGGTATGGTGGTGCAAATTCACACACATGTCGAATTGCTGAATTGGCAAACTACTTTGACGTTGAAGCGATAACAGACAAATATGTGCGTCTGAAAGCCACAGCCAACAAAGCTGTTCTTGCTGTTGCTCCTACAGTGGCCAGCACAGACTAGACATCACTTGCAATTGCTACATGTGGATATGTCAACAAAGCTGTCGCTGCTGCGGCTATTGACACATCAAAGTTTGTCACAACAAACACGACTTAGACCATAAGCGGACAGAAGACATTCACCGCCACTAAGACATACACCAACAACATTAACGCTACTGGCTCAGTGGTTGCTACAGGAATAGTCCAGTCTGGCGGTGATGCACAAGGAAAGTGCATACTTGAGTATGGACGCTTGTTCCTGAACAGAAACACACCAAT